GTCTTTGTTTAACCAAGTAATCGCTGGAGCATCAGCTTGAGCAATGTTAGTCAAGGCTTCGATCTGCTCTGGAGAGAACACAACGTTAGCTTGCTTACGGATATTCGCCTTACGTAGCTCTGTGCGAGCTTTAAACAAAGCGTCTACCAGCTTCTTACCTACAAGTTCATCACCAGCAGCCGCCAACTGAATGTTAGCTGTGTATTTCTGCTCTGGAAGAACCTGAAGACCAGCCGCAGCCGCAGCCGAAGCGTCAGTAATGAAAGAAGCCTTAGCAATCATACGGAATACGTTACGGTCTACCAGATCAGATAGAGAGAACGAGCAGTTTTCAACGTATTGGCCTCGGTACTCGTAGTGAGCCATTGCTTCCTGAATGTCTGGGATGAACACAGGAGAGATAGCAATATCGTCAATCGTTACAGTACGCTCGATGTGTCCGATAGCGTCTGCTTCAATCAAAGTACCTGGCTTATGGTATTTAGCACCAGTTTCACCAATCATAGGGAACTGAGCCGACTTACCAGAAGAGATATTTCGTACTCGCGTCAGGTTTAACGCCAAGTGGGAATGTTTGAAAAGCGTAAGGACTTCACCGCCGAATTCTTTAAGAAATAGAGCGCGAGAGTCGCCAGCTTTGTTAATTTGACCTGCTTGAGAGATAACCTGATCAGTAGGGAATGCCATGTATATATTTTTCCTTTAGGTAGGGGAGAGGGTGGGAGCGTTCTGAAAACGTCCCGATGTGGGGTTTTGTGTTTAAGAAGGGGGTGTCTATTTCAATTCCACTGGTTAATGAGATGTGGATAGACGTAGGTTTTTAGCTAGTAATTGCTACCAGCCAGTGTTTAGAAAGTCTGAGGACATGCGTGAACGTACTTCTTGACGGTACGACTCACCTACAGCGTCACTTCTGTAATAGCGTGGGTCTTCAAGAGCCTGAAGATATTCACCATTGTCTTTGAATGGAGCCGTAGAAGATTGACCTCCTTGGTCTCCAGCGAATTGTTGACCTTCGAAGCCGTTCTCTTGGTTCATCAGGGCTTGCATACCCATAGCAGCAACTTTCTTGGCTTCAATGTCAGTGCTATCGAAGACAGCGTTAAGTACGTCGATCTTTGCTTGATCTAGGTTCTGAGCGAAGAACTCAGCGGCTTTCTCGTACTCTTCCTTGCCTCCGAACATGTCGTAAATCACTTGGTCTTGCTTATCCATTTCCATTTGATTTACTTGTTGTCGAAGAGCCTCTAGTTCACTCTGTTCTTCAGTAGAGCTTTCTTGGTCATCACCTCCAGTGTCTTCTTCGGAGTCTTCTTCTGATTTCTCCTCACCTTCGACGGTCTCTAGACCTTTGGACTGTTCCTGAAGATCAGCGTAGCGATCTAGCAGTTCTTCATAAGAGTTAATACCTTCTGGTAAAGGTCGTTGCTCTTGTTCTGTGGTTGTTTCATCAGTGGAGATTATCTGTCCATCAGAACCTTCGATGGTTACAGAACCTACGTTAGAAACTGGTTCTTGTTGTTGGTTTTCTACTTCGGTTGACACTTAGTTACTCCATAGGTTGTGTCGCCATGTTCTGAACAGCCGCTTGTCCACCTTGCATCAGTAACGCTTCTTGTTGAGCCATTTCGCGGTTCTCGTTGCGTTCGTCTTCGGTATAAATCAAGCCGTTCGTATCAATGTTCCTTCCCAGAGCCAGTCGTGAGGCTAGTTCCCCGAAATTCACGTACTCTTTCATTACTTCCTCACCACCTAGAACCTGTAGGTCATTGACGTATAGTCGTAACTCTGCCAATTCTGAGGCACGTCCTAAGGCTTCAACTCCAGTTAGAATCTGAGGTTTCAACGTATCCTTAGGTAGCTGAGGGAGTAATCCCGATTTCTGCATAAAGCCAAGCTCAAGCTTGACTAGAGGTTGCTGGAGGGATTGAGATAATTGTGAGTAGAGACCACCTAAGCCTTCTTCTAGCATTTGGGTGATCTGTCGGATTTCCTCAGCGGTAACACGTTCAGCGTCTCGCCTGATAGCACCTGTGAGGAGGAATGACTCATTGAGGGATTGGATTATTTCTTGTCTTACTTGCTGTGCAATCGCAAGGTCAGCCTGTTTGTCTAACTGAAGGGTCTGCACATCGTCTGGGTTACCAGCGATAGCGTCACCGTTGTTAGCATCCATGATTGCCTTAACTTTGGTCGTACCATTGGGTCTTACTAGGAAGATGATTCGAGAAGCGGCTACAGAAGCTTCCTGAATTGCCTTGGTTAGAATCTCAAGACTGTTCAGGTCTCCCATGTGTTCTTCTACGTATGAGCGTCCATAGTCTTCACCATCAATGGTAATAAGCCTTGCTGCTACCCAAGGACAACGATCTTTCGTATACCTTGAGAATGTAGTCTGAAGTTTGAACCCTTCGACTTCCTGAATGCTTGTCCAGATACCTTTCCCTTCATTCTTGATGTGGGTGTAAATATCGACTGGTTCAGAGCCTTTAGGGTACTTCTGGCTCAGCCTCAGATGGGCTATAGCTTCAGCAGGTAGTTTGTCTGGGTTAATCCGTTCTCTAAGGATGATCTCTTGAGTCTCACCTTGGCTATCACGCTTGACTACGTATTTAGTCAGTGGATAAACCGTGATGGACTTCTCGCCATACTTAAAGAGGATATTTCCAGCTACGACCAGATGTTTCAGAATCAGATTCAGCTTATTCCTTGTGTCCTTCCCTTCGATTGAACGCATAGCTGAACGCTCAAGTGCGGCCAGCGTGGTTTCTACATCACCAAATGATTCTTCGTTAAGACCAGAATTAAGGAGGACTTGCTCGTCGATCTGGAGTCTGAAGAATGGATGGGATGAAGGCATTAGACCTAAGGTCAACTTGGAGGAAAGATTCTTAACGCCTTTCGCACCGTGGCCTTGATGGGGAATATAAAGGTCTTGACCATCGTTGTTTTCATCTTGGGGAATGAGATAAGGAAGAGTCAGGACTGAAGCTGCTCTTGCACGTTTCAAGTAAGGTTCTCGTTTAGAGGAAAGCTTTTTGTACTCTCCAGCTAAACCCTTACTGTCTTTTTGCATTTAGTTGTCAACCAATCCTTAGTCCACTTGAAGCCTTCGCTTGGACACCTGCTACGGTTGACTGCAAGTTATTTCGCATAGAAGCCTTAGAGCCTTTCTTGCTCTTGTTCTTCTTCTTGCTCTTGTTAACTGCTAGGTCTACGTCTGCGTTAGGCGCGGGGGCTGGAGCGGGAGGTGGTGGAGGTGGTGGAGGGGCGGGGGTCTTTGGTGTTTTACACAAAGTCTATTTTGTCCTCTACTTTACGTTTTATATATTGAATTATGTCGCGTTGACCAATCTTTTGTCCTACTACACGGTCTGAGTCGTGGAGTTCAACTTCTACTTTGTGCGTCTCCTCCAACTCCTCGACAAGCTTTGTAAGGACTACATCTACGTTAATCATTAGCGAAGACGGTTAGTCGGGACAATCTTCATTGTTGAGTACGCCATTACAGCGCCAATGATCTTGTCTTCTTCTTTCTTCTTAGCGTTGACCTTTTCCAGAGCAGCTTCAGCCGCTTCTCCAGAAGGGAATAGGTCTACAGGGTTACTAGGGAATTCAACCTGTTCGCCAGTGCCAGTATCAATTACGCCATATACGATCAAGGGGTTCTCCTTACTTTAATTTCATTTGGTTATTGGCTGCGATAATACGCTTAGAACACTCTTCGCGTTTTGCTGCTTCGTTTACTTCTAGTTCTTCAACTAGTTTGTGAGCCTTAGTGACTCGTTCAGAGCTTTTAACCATCTTCATGTTCTGAGCTGAGATAAAAGCTGTGAATAATTTGATTGCTAGTTCTTGAGCAAAAAGGGCTAGTTTTAACATGATGTTTGTTCCTTATTTTGTTTAGATTGAGCGACCAGACGAGTACCGAAGAATTGAACCTTCTCGCTGTCATATAGGTCAGTTGTACCTTGCTTGCCGTTGCCTTGTCGGGCAGCAGCTTTACGCCAAATAGCTTTGAAAGCGTTACCTTCTGCGTAGTTCATGCCAAGCGCTTCAATGATGTCGTTACACTCAGCTTGATAAGGCGCGATACCTTCAGTGGTAGGGTCTTCTACTTTGACTTTGTAGTAATCAGAAGAGCCTCCAGTTAAAGCCTTAGGTTGAGATTCCTTAATAACTTGGGCTAGTACAACAGGGTCAATTCGACGGTCTACAGGAAA